CTTTCGAGTAATGACGGACTATATTTCTCCTGATTCATTTGAGCAGGAAATCTACATTAGACCTATTGATAATCCATTTACAGTCTATTTCGATCCAAATTCACAGCTTCCTGATGGCTCTGATGCAGAGCGCTGCCTAATCACTACAGTAGTGAGCAAAAAGACCTTTAGAGCTATGTATCCTGGCAAAGATGATGGTCAAGGCTTTACAAGTCGTGGAACAGGCGATTCAGACTCTGAATGGGTTACTAAAGAAGATGTTCGTATTGCTGAATACTTCTACACAGTCAGAACTCCTGCCAAATTAGTCCTATTATCTGATGGCACAAGCGTTTTTGAAGATGAATTGCCTGATGCTCAAATCTTGGCAGATGCAGGAATTGAGATTGTAGAGAAACGAGATACCTACAAAAAGCAGATTAAATGGTGCAAGCTCACAGCAATGGAGATCCTTGAGGAAAGGGATTGGGCTGGTAAATACATTCCTGTAATTCCTGTTTATGGTCAATCAGCCGTAATTGATGCAAAGCACAAGAAATTTGGCTTGGTCAGAATGGCTAAAGATCCACAGCGTATGTATAACTACTGGACTACAGCGCTTACAGAATCTGTTGCATTAGCTCCTAAAGCTAAATGGGTTATGGCAGAAGGTCAAGACGAAGGGCATGAGAATGAATGGGCGCAAGCTAATATCAAAGCTATGCCTGTTTTGCGCTACAAGCAGACTGATACAGAAGGTAGAACAGCACCAGCTCCACAGCGTTTACAGCCTGAACCTCCTCCTGCTGGCATTGTTACAGCAACTCAAGGAATGTCTAACGACTTGATGACTGTAGTTGGTATCTATGATCCAAGCCAATTACCTCAAGGCAATATGTCAGGTAAAGCTATTGCTGGTCAGCAGCAACAAGTGGATATGGTCAATTTCCATTATTACGACAATTTAACTCGTTCTATTGCCTATTGTGGGCGAATCATTCTTGATTTGATTCCTAAGATTTACGATACAGAGCGAGTAATGCGGATTATTGGAGCTGATGAAAAGCCTGAAATTATTACATTAAATCAAAGAGTTACGACTGAAGAAGGGGTTGAAAAGATCCTTAATGATGTATCAGTTGGTCGCTATGATGTAGTGATGGATACAGGGCCTGGCTTTGCAACTAAGCGTGGCGAAGCAGTAGAAGCAATGATGACTTTACTTGCTGCTGATCCTACATTGATGCAGACTGCTGGCGATTTAATCTTTAGAAATATGGACTTCCCTGGCGCTGAAATCATTGCAGATCGTATGGCAGCAGCTAATCCATTGGCTCAAATTGATGAGAAATCAGACATTCCTCCACAAGTTCAGATGCAGTTGGCTCAGTCCAAACAGATGATTGACCAGTTGCAACAGCAAGTGCAACAAATGGGCATGGATCTTAAATATGGTCAATCCGTTACTGAAACCAAGGAAAGAGCAGCCACAGCTCGTAAGCTCATGGATGTTACTGCTAGAGCGCACAATACTGAAACAATGGCAGAAGTTAAGGTCAATGACCAAAATACTCGCTCAATCACAAGTCAGAATAAGACTGAAATTGATGCGATTGTTAAGATGCTTATTGCCAATTTGGATACTTCAGCCATCAAAGCAGAGCTAGATCGTAGGAATGAGGAGCAATATGCCTTTGCTATGCAAGCTGCTCAAGACATAGATCAAGGTCAGAATCCATTGATGCAACCTCCTCCACAGCCTATGCCAGTTCAACAGCCTATGGAGCAACCACAACAACCAATGCAAGGAATGTAATCATGCCAAGAGAAATCGTAACCTCAGAAAATCGTGAAGAATACATGGAAAAGAAAATGGCTGAGAAATCAGGCAAAAAAGTAAAAAAAAGCCCTTCTGAAATGACAGTTGCACAACTAATGAAACTTAAACAAAAGGCAGATGAAACTGCTAAATCTATTAGAAAAGAGTTAATGGAAGCTGGAATGGGTCAAATGAAACATTCTGAAACTATGGAAAGCGAGCATCCTTCTGCCAAAAAATATGCTGAACATAGCACTTACCATGATTCTTTAATGCAAGAAATTAAAAATAGAGAAGAAAAAAAATATGGCTCAAAAAAAGATTACATTGTTTAATTAAGAAATCGTAATTAGCAATAATATTGTTTTAAATAAGTTTTAGTGGTAAAAAAGAATTGTTGTAAATCTACCAATGGATTCATTGGGTAAAATCTTGAGGAAAACTCATGGCAGAAGCACAAGTAGTAGAAGAAAAACAGGCTAGTAATGTAGTCACTAGCGAAAATTTAACCGAATGGAATATGAATCGTCTTGGTTTAGCTGGCGAAGATGCTCCTATTGAGGCTGATGAAGTTGAGGAAACTCCTGAGTCAGAGCCGATAGCAGATGACGAACAGAGTGAACAGGAATCAGAACCTGAAGGTAAAGCAACAGAGGAACGGAAACAAAATCCTAAACTCGAAAAGCGGTTTTCAGAGCTAACTAAAGCAAGGAAACAAGCAGAAGAAAATGCTGCTAAAGCCCAAGCTGAAAAAGAGCAACTGGAAGCAAGACTTAGGGAATATGAAGAACGGAGCAATCCACAGCAAAAAACTGAGGAAGATCCGATTGGATTAGAGCCTAGGGCAGATCAGTTTGATGATGCTTTTGAATATGCAAAGGCATTAGCGGAATGGTCAGCAGAGAAAGCGTTGTATGACAGGGATCAGCAAGACTTAAATCGCAAAGCTGAAGAAGAAAGACAAAAAGTCCTAAAAACTTGGTCTGAAAAACTTCAAAAAGCGAAGCCAAATCTAGCTGATTTTGATGAAATAGTAAATTCTACTCAAGTCGTTGTAAGTAATGAAGTGAGAGATGCCATTATTGAATCAGATGTTGGGCCTGAGATTCTTTACCATTTAGCTAGTCTAGATGGAGAAGAAGCTGAGAGATTCCAAGCATTACCTATGGCAAAAGCGCTTAGAGAGATTGGGAAATTGGAGGCTCGTTTTGAGAAGCAAGAAGCTGCTCAAGAAGAAGCCGTAAGAAGTAAGCCTGTTGCTCAGAAGTCTAAAGCTCCTGCTCCTCTCAGTCCTATTAAGGCTACTGGAAGCGCAATGGAAACACCTATAGGCTCAGATGGTGAGTTTCATGGGTCATTCCAAGCGTGGAAAGCAGCTCGAAAAGCAGGGAAGATCAGGTAAAACCCTAATTTCTTTTAAGGAAAAGAGAAAATGAGTAATACTTTATTAACCATTAGCAAGATCACCAACGAAGCGTTGATGGTCTTGGAAAACGAACTAACCTTCACTTCTGAAGTAGATCGTAACTATGATGACCAGTTCGCTGTAGTCGGTGCAAAGATTGGTAATACAGTCAATGTCCGTAGACCAGGTCGTTTTATCGGAACAACAGGCCCTGCATTGAATGTTGAAGATTTCAACGAAACTTCAGTTCCTGTAACCCTCTCAACCCAGTTCCATGTGGATACACAATTCACCACTCAGGACTTGGCTTTGAGCTTGGATATGTTCTCTGATCGTGTTTTGAAACCAGCAGTTGCCGCTATTGCCAACAAAATTGACTTAGACGGCTTAACAATGGCTAAAAATGCTACCTACAACACAGTAGGAACAGCAGGAACTCCTCCAACTGGCTTGATTACCTTCTTGAACGCTGGTGCTTACCTTGATTCTGAAGGCGCTCCTCGTGATGGTCGCAGAGCAGTTGTTATTGATCCATTCTCAAGCGCAACGATTGTTGATAGCTTGAAGGGTCTTTTTGTTCCACAAGAAGCTATTTCTGCTCAGTATCGTAAAGGCTTGATGGGTCGTGATTCAGGCGGTATGAACTGGAAGATGGATCAGAACATTGTGAACCAAACTTACGGATCATTTGCTGGAACAGCTACAGTCAATGTGACTACAGCTACTGGTTTCTTGACTAGCGGTTGGGCTTCTAGCGCCAACATTACTTTGACTTTGACTAACACAGTTAGCCTAAATCAAGGTGATACTTTCACTATTGCTGGTGTATTCGGTGTAAACCCACAGAATCGTCAGTCTTACGGCAAACTGCGTAATTTCGTAGTTAATACTGCTGTTAGTGGAACTGGTGGAACTATTACAGTCAATGTATCTCCTGCTCCAATTAGCGCTGGTCAATTCCAAAACATCAGCGTAACAAGTTCAGGCGCACAAGCTGTAACTTTCTTCAATAGCTCAGGAACTGTTAGCCCACAAAATATCCTCATGCACAAGAACGCATTTACTCTCGCAGTAGCCGATCTTGAGTTGCCTGAAGGTGTTCATTTTGCTGGTCGAGCAAGCGACAAGGAAATCGGTCTGTCAATGCGTGTGGTTCGTCAATACACCATTAACAACGACTCAATCCCAACTCGTTTGGATGTTCTGTATGGCTGGGCCCCACTCTATCCTGAGTTGGCTTGCCGTATTGCATCTTAATTTTTGGCTAAAGAAAGGAATAAATCATGGCTAATCCAGGACCAGCATCAACAGTATCCACAGTCTATCTATTTAACGGCAATGCAGCAGATGGTATTGCTCTAGGTATCGCTGGTGGAAAAATCGGCTTTTATGGCGAAACTCCAGTAGTGCAAGCTGCTGCAATTACTACAATTGCAACAAACGCTACAGGAACAGCAATTTCTACAGCAGTTAATAGCATCATTACTGCATTGCAGAACATTGGTGTAACAGCCTAATCATGTTGTAAACCAAAGCTCACTCCCAAAAGGGGTGGGCTTTTTCTTTTGTGAAGGGAAGAAATGCACATAACTATCGCTATTCCAGCCTATACAGGCTCAGTTTATATGGCAACTATGAGATCCTTAGTAAACGATCTTGTAATGCTAGTTTCTAGGGGAGATACATTTACCCTTATTGATGACATAGGAAGCGCTTATATAGCCGATTGCCGAGGCGCTATAGCCTCTAACTTCCTTAAGACAGAATCTGATTGTTTAGTCTTTGTGGACTCAGATGTAGCTTGGGAAAAAGGCGCTCTTTTACGACTTGTGGATCATAAAGTTGATCTAGTTGGTGGAATTTACCCTTATCGAATTGATGAACTAGGCTTTCCAATTAAATACCTAGATAAACCTGAACTTTGGGCAGATCCTGAAACTGGTTTGCTAGAAGTCG